AGGGCTGCACGCCCATCGGCGGCGGCAAGGAGAAATATTTCGACGGGGCCATCAAGCGCATTCTGGACAACATCCACGCCTCGGACCCCGAGACCGTGGCCGGCGGGCAGTGCATCCTCTCGGGCAATACGGAGCTTGCGGACGGTGCGGCCATCGAAGCGGCCCTCTACGCCATGTGGACCAAGTGTCCGAAGCAGATCCGCCGCAAGAGCGGTCTGAGCTTCGTGATGAGCTGGGACATGTGGGATCTCTACGACCGTTACCTCACGGACAAGATGGTCAAGTATTCCGAGAACACGGAGGTCAACCGCTACCGTTTCAAGGGCAAGCGCATCATCCCCATTGCGGGCATTCCGGAGCACACGATCGTCTTGGGCAACTTCACCACGGGCGTCGACTCGAACCTGTGGCTCGGCGTGGACTACGCCAACGATACCGAGGTGCTGAAGGT